TCGCAAATACATAAAACAGCAAAAAAATGATAGTAAAAGAAAAAAACAATAGTCTAACGATTAATTGTCAACAAAGGGAAACAACTATGAGTACACGCAATTATGGAATGGTCGGCAAAAGCTATAATTCAGCTTCAGAAGCATTTAAAGATGCTAGTTGGTGTACAGCTATACAAAGACCTGATAAAAGCGAATACAGCCACTTCTGGTCGATTCTAGGGGTATTGTCAGCATTAGGCTTAGTGCTATTTGTAGCTATCCGTTTTTAGCCATATCTAAGGCTTGTTTTTCTTCATTATCTACCCTTGCAAGCCAGCCTTTACCAAAGATAGGAAAAGTCTTTAATGATTTGTAATATTCTCTCCTAGTTTCAGAGAATTTTGCGATAAGAGTTGCACTATTACTTGCGAGAATAAGGCTTCTTGTTGCTGGGCCAATAACTCCGTCAGGTACACATCCAAGAGATTGTTGAAGAAGTTTAACTGCCCTGCCTGGGCCTGCGTTAACTGCCATTGAAAAACTAAGCAGGTCGACTCCCCTAGGTAATACTTCTCCATAACAAGGTCTCCAGTAGCGTTGCTCATACAAAGGGGCTACAAGGTCTTTAGTAAGGTTTTTCATGGTAGCGACAGGATGACCTACCCATTCTTCCCAAACTGCCTTAGTGACCCCTAAATTCGTTTCACCGCCAGGGTCTTTAGGATTATTAACCCAGCCACCTTCAGACTTTAAAACTAAGTCTAAACACTCTTTAAAATCATTCATTTAATGTCAATCTGGGCGTTTATCCAGTCTTGCAGGCTGACTACTTGTTGCGTTGTGGCAGCGCATTGTCCAGCAAAAAGATTGTAGGCGGTTGCAACATCAGCGACTGTGGGGGCTGTGGAAATGCCGGACACTTTACTGCTACTGGGGTTATTCCACACGCTAGTAGCCCGATAGTAGTTACGCAAAGCAGTAAGTTTAGCTTCATATTCATTGGCTATTCCTTTAGTGACTAATTCGTGTTGTTTTGTGATTGATTCGACTTTGGCTTCTTGTGTCTTGGAGACAATTTCAATCTCTGTCTTGTAATTAAGGTATTTAGAATAACCCAACCACCAGCCACTACCGAAACAAAAAGATACAACCACAGCAATAATGATAATTTTGACATGGTCAATCATTTGTACCCCGAGATTCTTGGGCTGAAAACAAAGGTAGCCATCCAAGGATTTGGCTTATCAACCACATTATCATCCACCAAGCCACGAATATTCCAGCCACAGCAACCATAAATGCAGCGAGAAGTAGAAAATATACGCTTGATATACACGAATTGAAAAAGTCCGTTAGCTTTGATAAAGCACCAACCAGCTTTTGCATTGTCATTGTCCTTAATTGTTTTGTCACCGTATATAGCAGTTATATATAGCGGTACTAAATATCTTAGCCCAAATGCGTATGCAGGGTTACGAATAAGCCATTTTATTTGTGAAAGATAGCAAGGTGGGTTTAATTGGGCAAAAGTAGCATCACCGTCTAAAGAGTTATCAGGGGTCATAAACCAGCCTAAATAGGTCGGTAATCGTGGCCCAACACCCCATGAGGAATGATTGTCTAACCAGCCTTCTTGCTGATTAGCAAACAAAGGCAATACAGGGGCTATAACAAGTGCTAACAATGTTATAACAAGGTTAATAGGGACTAAAAGTATATATAAGATATATATCATTCTACAGGCCCAGTAGTAAGAAAGCGCAATACAGCGACAATAATACCGACAATAACCAAAATAATGCCATAGTATCTTTCGTTTATAACTGATTGCAAATAAGAAAAGTTGTCAAATAGTGCGCCAAACACTACAAGCAAAAACGAAAACCACATAGTGCGGGATTTCATTTTCCAGTAATGTAATGGCTTATAAAACCCACAAAAGCTGATATTGCAGACACCACCATCATGCCCGCCCACAGGCCTCCACGACCCTTATTAGCCAACTCAAGTAGTTGCTTAACATCTTTGCGTAATTCAGCTACTTCATACTCCATAGCTTCTACTTTTTGAATCGTTATGCCAAATTTAATAGGGTCAAGTTCCACAAGATTACTCACTTTTTAGTTGTTTTTGTTTTCTTGGCGACAACTTTAGTGGCTTTTTTGGCAACTTTTTTGGCGGCAGGTTTAACAGGAAAGTCAAAGGTTTCAATTTTGGGTGTAAAGCCAAACTTGTCTAATATCCATGTAAAGGTAAAGTTCATTGCACCACCTCTATTTTTGCAAGTGATTCACGGAGCATTGTTAAAAACGCTTGTTTGCCTACATTAAGTTGGTCTAAATTGAATTGTGAACTACCAATCTTGCGGTCTAAATCAATCAAATGATTCACCATAGACTGTTGTTCAGGTGTCATATCTTCAAATGCGTACTCTACATCGTCAATCGTAACTTGGTTTTTTTTAATGTTTTCCATGTTATTTCCTTTCGTGGTTATTTTACAGTTTCTTCAAATGGTGTTAAATCATGTTCGCCATAAAACTCTGCACCTTTAGCAATTTGAATTTCAAGGTGTTCTTTATTACGCTTAACTGTTTCAGCCCAATCTTCATCAGTCATATCTTCAGGCTTGCCAGCGTTGAGTAGGTTTACGCTATCCATTGCGGCATCGTAACTGCGTTGTACTTCTTGTTCAGGGGTAAGTTCTAACATTTTAATTACCTTTCAATTGTGCGATTTCTAATGCTTGTGCTTCGATTTTTGCGTTAAGTTCTTGGATTGCTTTAATGAATATAGAAGATAATCTTTCATATCCAACATAGTCAGGTTCACCATCTTTTAAACCTACGACTTCAGGAACAATATCTACCATTTCTTCTGCAATTACACCAATATCAGGTGTGTTATCAGAAATATGATTAAATGTTACTGCCCTCATTTTTAAAACATCTGCAAGACCGTACTTTGTGTCTTGAATGTTTGTTTTGTATTTTGCTGAAGAAACAAGATAAGTAACTGCACCTGTTCCTGAGTTCCATTGAAGTGTGGCATTTACTCCACTTGGTACAGCACCCAAATAAGGTGCGCCTGTGTTAGTAAAATACATTTTCCATACACCATCACCATCAGATAACACAATGTAGTTACTTGCTGTACGGATGTCTAGACCGCTTTGATTGCCGTTGTAAGAGCCAATAATTGTGTTTTTGCCACCTGTGGTTACCAAATAACCAGCACCTTGACCAAAAAATGCGTTATAACTTCCAGTTGTTGCAGCTTGACCAGCATATTGACCAACGAAAGTATTGTTACTTCCGCTTGTTACGCTATATCCAGCTTGGTCACCAACAAAAGTTTGTGAATTTCCTGTGCTTGAATATCCAGCTTGTCTGCCAATAAATACATCTTGAGTACCAGTAGTATTGTTATACCCAGCTTGATAACCTACTGCTGTGTTGTTGGATGCGGTGGTGTTGTTATAAAGGGAAGAATCACCAATAGCCGTATTTTGTGCGCCAGTTGTGTTTGTGTATAAAGAGGAATACCCCAAAGAACTATTAGAAGCACCTGAACTTAAATTTCTTTGTGATATAACACCAACAGTAGTATTTTGCGCCCCAGTAACAGTATTGACAGCCATTGTTGTAGAACCGACAGCAGTATTGTTAGTTCCAGTATTTGTATTTGGAAGTGCGTTAAGTCCTATAGCAGTATTGTTTGTAGCACCGCCACCGCCTTTACCAACAGTAAGACCTGAAATAGAGGCGTCATTAGCTGTAGTAAGTGTTGTGCCGTTAAATGTGAGGTTAGCACTACCGACTACAAGACCGCTAGAGTTATATAAGACTTGAGTAGTAGTAGACGAGCCTACGCCACCTTTAGTGCCAATAACTTGCACTACTCCGCTAGAGTCTTTGTAGAAAAGGCGGCCATCTGCGGTATTTATTGCTAATTCGCCAGCAACTAAATTACCAGCCGTAGGGACATTGGTAGTCGTTGCAGAATAGTAAATCGAAATTGGTGTGTAGCCTGTTTGCGCCATGATTAGTATGTCCCGCCAAAGATGCCTGTCAAGGCTGTTAGTGTACCAACATTATTAATGTCGTTTGTTGCCATATTCAATGCCCCTGACATAGGTGTTTGACCATCTGAAGCGACTGATTGAGTAAGTCCATCAGCTATGTTTTGCATAGTTGTGTTAGCCCAGCTACTTGTAATAGTAGTACCTGTTACTACTGGGTTACCTATGGGGAGGTTATATACTCCGCTACCGTTTCTACTCATTTGTTACTCCTTTGTAGCCAGTTTGCAGGCTTCTAATACTTAATAATTTAGCTAAATTTGCTTGGTCAGGTGTCATTTTAGCACCTTGAATTAAGCTATTTTGCACAGGGTTAGATAATGCAGCAGCCCTTA